AATACTTTCGTTACAATTAACAAAGGGTAAAGTTAACTACGAAGAAACCAAACAATTATTTGTCCATTCTGTCCTAACAGAATCTCTTGACAACGGTGATCCTAAGTATTACAATAGTAATATCTTAGGTCGTTATTATAAAAAAGATTATTATCCATGGCCGAGTACAGAAAAGATATAAACGATAAAGATATACTCTACGGATCTTCTGAAGACCATCAATACATGATGGAATGGGAGAAGGGATATATGATAGACTGTATAGATTACTTAGAACCTCATGGTGATGTATTAGAGATTGGATTTGGGATGGGATATTCTGCTTCTAGAATTATGAAGTGGAAACCTAAATCATATACCGTGTTAGAACCAGATCCTCTTGTTTATGAGAAAGCTTTAGAGTGGTCTAAGCAATATTCTAATGTTAAAGTTATTAAACAATCATGGCCTGATCTGAGTGGATTGGGAAAGTATGATTGTTTTTTCTTTGATCCTTACTTAGAGGGAAAGACTTCTGATATTTGTATAAATGATTGTGCTGTTACTTTTTTTATAGTAAAGTGTTTGAGTTTAGTAGCAAAGAAACACTCCCGATATTCTTTTTATTGTTCTAATCAGGGAAACAATATTGAAATCTGGTATAGAAATCTGTACAGTGTCTTATCTGATTTGCCAAATAAGATTCAATTTGGTATTAAAATCAAACCATACGATGTAGAGGTTCCTAAAAACTGCAATTACTGTAAGACTGGGTGGTTGCATCTTTCTGTAGTATCTGTATCTGAATTATGATTATAAAATATGGAGTATTGACTGAAGAAGTTTTACTTGACTGTGAAAATTTTCTTGAAAATTCTTTAGGAGAAAATGTTTGGGCTGTTAGTGAGTTATTTTGGGATGACTCGTTAAAGATTGGTGTGACAGGAAATGTCACCATGACTAACTTACCTGCAGAACTTAGACATTCTGTGCTAAGATGTATAGATCCACATGTTCTGCCATATGCTAAAGCTGAGGTACAACTTTATGTTTGGCATAAAAATTCTGGTATATCTATGCATGACGATAACGGTCGGTATGGGTGTACTATATACTTAAATCGAGAGTGGGATATCAATTGGGGAGGTATCTTTATATGGAATGATGGTGAAGAGTTGAGAGCACTTAACCCCACATATAATATGATGGTTCTTAATGCAGAGAACGAGGATCATATGGTAACCACAGTTTCTCCGTACTCTGATGACTTTAGATATAGTCTACAGATATGGTTTACGCCAGTTTAGCTCAGTGGTAGAGCAGGTCTTTTGTAAAGATCAGGTCACTGGTTCAAATCCTGTAACTGGCTTATGATAGAACATATTTTTCCAACAGCAATTTACAAATCAAATGTTTCTTGTCCACAAAAAGAGTGGGAAGGAATGATGGATTTCTGTAAAGAGTTTTACTATAAGAACTTGGAAGAGATTGAAGATACTGGTAACTTTACTGGTGATCAAGACATTCCAAAGTTTTTTCTTTTGCACAAAACTAAAGAATTTTATTGGTTGAATGCCCAGATGGCACATGCTACTAGGCAATATCTATCTGGTATGTGTAGACAAACTGATAGCGATGAGGATTATGTGCATGATATCTTTTTTCAAAAGTCCTGGCCCAATGTATGTAGATTAGAAGATGGTGGCAATCCAGATCATTTACATAAGGGATCCCACTTTAGTGGCATCTATTACTTAAGAACTGAGGGGGATGGTGGAACATTGACTCTTGCATCAGAAAGTTACATGGATAATCTTCCATTAAATGTTCTTGATGATTATTGTGTTTATAACTTAGATCCTAAAGATGGTGATCTAATTATTTTTCCATCTAATATTTTGCATAGGGTAACAGAGTTCAATGGGGTTGACTTTAGAGCTTCAATCGTCTATGATATCTTCGTGACTTCTACTATAAATGTAGACCACAACTACGAAAATGTGGTCACATCACCACATCATTGGGTACAAGTATAGACTAAATAAGTTTGCTAGGGGTTTTAAATGCTTTCTACAAAATATCGATTAAGATTAGAATTTATCTGTAAATGTATTGCTAATGGTGAAGAAGTAAAACTAGACGACATGATCTGGGCAGAGAAGTTGGCGAAGAGCCATACTACTGCTCGCGATTGGTTGCAACAAGCACGAAGACAATCTTCTCAAGAAATTGAAGAAGGTAGTACAGATGATTTTCTGAATAGGATGGGATTAGGAGATCCCGACCCATCCAACCATAAGAAGGGATTCAATAGTGCTGATGATATTAAGGACTGGTTCCACACTGACAAACCTGATGACTGGAGACAACGAGACTAATGAAAATTCTTACACTTGAAGACTATCAAAAAGCTGGCGAGACATTTTGGCCCAAGTATTGGTATGTTGCTAAGGAACTTGGCGAAGATGCCAAGGCAGAAGACATCCTAAAAGTTATGGAAGCTGTTGGTGGTGTTGCATTGAAACTTGCATTAGAAGACAAAGAGGGACCATTCGGATTTAATAAAAAAGAGGGTGAAGATGCCTAATCCAAACCAACTTTATGAAGACATGGAGAAACTCAATGCTCTCTATGAAGAGTTGATGTGGCATCCTGACGATGAATTAGTTTTTACTCATGAAAATGGTAGAGTCGTCATTTATAATAGAGATTTAAATGATAGCAACAATCTTTGATAAACTTTTTAGTATAGAATATATGGCCAAGGTGGAAAAAAAACTCCACCACTTACCAGTAACTGCTATTAATATTGCGAACGGTAAGTCTTTTCCTAATGGGGATAATGGAACCCATAGATTAATGGGAGAGAATATATTTGAACGAGAGAGTATAAACAAAGTAGTAAATCTCATGGACGACTGTGAGATTTACTTTGAAATGTTAGAAGTAATAGAAGAAGCATTGGAAGAAAAATTATATCTTAATAGAATTGATTTTAATTTACAGCATTCTTTCTGTGATGGATCATCGCATGTAGATGGTGATGAGGGAGAGTATACTATCATGTATATGCCAAACTTAGAATGGGATACTAAAGAATGGGGAGGTCAGTTTCAATTGTTTGGTGATAACGATGATGTTATTGAAGAACATGAATATGTCCCTGGTAGAGTATTAGTTTTCCCATCTGAAATTCCTCATAGGGGTCTTGGACCACGGCATCCTTATGTGTATAGATACACTGTTGTATGGCGAGTACAAAAACTTGACGATGTATTATGAAACCTAGTATTCTTAGCATTAATAAAGCTCTAGATCCAGATGATTTCAGGGAGGTAAGTGAGTATGCTTTAGATTCTGAGTTTACTTATGGCGAACAAGATGATTCCAAGTCTAAGCCAACAGGAATGATCTGTGAGTTGGACCCAGAAAATGACGATGATGATACGATTGTTGGTATTTTTGAATCTTTAATTTATGCAAGGTTCCCAGAAATAAAAGAGTATAAATTATACCGAGCATATATCAATTGCTTTGCTCCTAGAGAAGCAGCAAACTTTCATGTTGATTGTGACCCCGATGAAGATCAAGTAACTTTTCTTTTCTATGCTAATGGTGGATATACTGGATTGAATGAGGGAGGATGTACTGAATTTTACTTAGATGAAAAAATTATTGGTATTCCTCCCATTCCAAATACTCTGGTAAAGTTTACTTCTTCTATTTTGCATAGAGCAACTCCATTATTATCTGATCATAGGTTTACTTATGCACTCAAATATTGCAAAGAAGATAATTGAAGAAGAAAGATTTTTAGTTGAGGATGGGATATTTCTACCAGATGTAATTGATGAGTTAAGAGACTATGCTTTAACAGCCTCTGATCCAGATGATACATACGAAGACTATCACTCACTAAACTTCTACCAAGACAGATTGCGCTTTCCTTTATTAGGTGATATAATAACAGGGTTGCAAGCGAGGTTTCCATTCCTTGGTAAATTTGCCAGAGGGTGGGCATTCGTTTACAACAACAATGCCGAAGGTGTGACTCCACATGCTGATCCAGCATGTTATAATGTGAATCTCTGGGTCACTCCAGACTCTTCTGTAGAAGATCCAGAGAAAAACGGTTTGATTCTTTATGATATTAAACCGCCTCCGACATGGACATGGCGTGAGTATAATACCGATGTCAAGTTGATTCGGAAATATCTGGAGTACACTAGATCGGAGAAGACAATTATTCCTTATGCGTGTAATCGTCTTCTCCTATTCAACTCTAAATATTTTCATGAAACAAACAAAGTTTCAATGAAACCTGGACTAGATAATAGGCGAGTTAATTACACCTTTATGTTCAAGACTCAGTAGCTCAGTGGATAGAGCAACTGCCTTCTAAGCAGTCGGTCGTTGGTTCGACCCCAACCTGAGTCGTTCAATCCTCTATAGCTCAGTTGGTAGAGCGCGGAACTGTTAATTCTGTTGTCCCTGGTTCGAGTCCAGGTGGAGGAGTCGGGTAGGTGTCCGAGTGGTTAATGGAGGTGGACTGTAAATCCACTGGCTCTGCCTACGGGGGTTCAAATCCCTCCCTACCCACCTTGGGAGATTAGCTCAGCGGTAGAGCACCTCGTTTACACCGAGATTGTCACAAGTTCGATCCTTGTATCTCCCATGAATTTTTTTAGTAACAAAGATTTTGAATTTAATAGTTCCTGGAATATCGTAAGTGTTCCGTGGAAAGATTCTGAAATCTTATTCATTGATGATATATACAAGAGTCCAGAAAAAGTTTATCAGTATCTAGATTCTATAAAAAGTATCAGAACACACAAATCTAGTAAAGGATCACTCAATGGTGTTGACTTTATGGATGGGCAGACTCTGATAGACAATAGATGGGATCAACATAGAAACTATTTACTTTCTACGATAGCGGATCACTATAAAACAGAAGTTGATCTGCAAACTGTACCACATACTATTAATCAATTCAGATTGATTAATGATATTCCTGAAGATGGCTATCATTGGCATCCTCATTGTGATGGTCAGTTAAATTTTATTATTTTTTTGAATAAAAATCACCATATGAAAGCAGGTACTTCTTTATACACTCCTGGCAACACAAAAGCGAAGAGTTACTTTATGAAGACAGATACTGAGCATACTACTCCTTGGAAAACATCCAAACAATTTCATGAGGAGTTATGTATTCTAGATAGGTTTAATTGTGGAGTTGTATTCCCTGGTCAGTGGTTCCACGGGCAGACAATTACTGATAACTTTTTTAAGCACACTACTAGATTTACTGAGGTTACTTTTTTATGAAGAAAGAAAAAATTAAAGAAGAACTATCTGAAATAAAGGAGTTATTAAACCATGTTATCTGTCAGATGCAAAACTTGCAATGTAGAATTGACCAGCTCAACCAAGAGTCAGAGTTGCGGTTGCCCAAATATGATGACATTATTGGGTGACAAAGTTACAGCTATGGATCTTAGCGAAGTTGTTTTGTTAAAAACTGAAAACAATTCTAAGAATAGTCATACTCTCACTAGAAATGACTTAGAATACCAAGAGAACCGACGCAAACGAAAAGTTCGTAAACTAAATTTTGAAGTACGATGATCGACTTTACTAAACTCACTCACGAAGAGCTTGAATGTCTTGCTGAGGACTGTGAGGACTTTCTTCTGCACAGACACATTGAACTTTTCTCTCATTCATATGAAAACATTGTTATCCAAGCTCTTAAAGAGGGATATCAAATGGATAAGTTTGATCGGCACCCACCCTTTGTAAACAAACCAAAGTAGGAACTGTCCATAGGTCCTACTCAAACCAGTAAATTTGCGGTATAATAACAAGGTAATCAAACAGAGCAATGTCTGTCACCACTAAGTTCAAGAAGCACATCAACCTTCTTCGTAATACCGTTGAAGGTCAAGTTGATCTAGATCACCAGTACCCAAAGGTATTTCGTAAAGTTACTAAGTATTATCGTGAGAAAGGTGTTAAGTTCGTAAACGATCCTTGTAACGATTACGAAATTCTGCTAGACTGTCTATACAATGATCTTGTAACTGAAGGTATCATCAATGAATGATCTTGATCCAAAGTCTGTCGCATCGACCAAGACGCTTGTTATTCATGAGCGTTTTCCTTATCGCTATGTGCAAAAGGGTTACATTCAACTTAATGATAAGCCTGACTTGCGTCTTCAGAAGGCAGATGAGTACAGTAAAAAATACTCTGACATCTATCTTTTTGATAATGCCGATCAATGCTTTCTAGCTATAGAAGACTTTGAGTATGCTAAGTGGTTAGACCCTGCTGGTGTACCATGCTATACTACAGATACTGTATCATCCAATCATTAATTATGACTACCTACAAGTACTATCAAAACGCTACTGACTCTCTTCGTGAGGCAGTTATTAGTGCCCTAAATAACGACGAGGAAACAACTACACTAAGCGAACTCTGGCGTCACTATCTCGGAATGAGATCTATGAGTGATGCAGCATATAAAGATTCTTGCCATAGTGATGATGTTAATCCTCGTTCCAATCAAAGCTTTTGGGAAGATGACGGTATCAGTTTAACCGGCAACCCTGGCACCGCATCTTCTGATACTATTAGTTTCAATTTTAACGATACTATTATTACTGGCGATACCATTCTTGATGGTTCACATCGTGCAGCAGCAATGGTAGATATGGGAGGATTGATTGGAGGTGCTGGTCAAGATACAATTACCTTCTCATAAATGATAGCATTAATAACTGGTATTACAGGACAGGACGGTTCGTACCTTGCAGAATTTCTCCTTGAAAAAGGATATGAAGTTCATGGCATTGTACGCCGTTCTTCTCTTATTAATACTCACCGTATCGATCATATCTATGATCAGATTAACTTACATTATGGCGACTTGACTGATGCAGGTAACCTCATCAGCCTTATTCAGAAGATTAAACCTACTGAGGTATACAACCTTGGTGCCATGAGTCATGTGAAGGTATCCTTTGAGATGCCTGAATATGTTGGACAGGTCGATGCTCTAGGGACTTTGCGTCTTCTGGAGGCTATTCGCCTGTTAGATCATCCTTGTAAGTTCTATCAGGCATCTACTAGTGAACTGTATGGACTTGTTCAGGAAGTTCCTCAGAGTGAGACAACTCCCTTTTATCCCCGCTCTCCTTATGGCGTGGCTAAACTATACTCTTATTGGATGGTCAGAAACTATCGTGAAGCATATGGTATTCATGCTAGTAATGGCATCCTATTCAATCACGAGTCTCCTAGAAGAGGAGAAACCTTTGTTACTCGCAAGATTACTATAGGACTATCGAAAATCTCTACTGGTTTGCAGGATGTTTTAGAACTTGGTAATATAGATGCACAGCGTGACTGGGGACATGCTAAGGATTTTGTTCGTGGTATGTGGATGATTTCTCAACATGAAACTCCTGATGACTTCGTACTTGCTACAGGTGAGATGCGTAGTGTCAGACAGTTTATTGAAGAGGCTTCACAGTATTATGGATTCAATATTGAATGGCGTGGAGAGGGTTTAGACGAGGTTGGTTACTGTAAAAATATGGGCAGAAACATCATCCGTGTCAACCCTAAATATTACCGCCCGACAGAAGTGGAACAACTTCTGGGGGATTATACTAAGGCTAGAACAGTTCTAGGATGGGAACCAGAACATAGTTTTACTGACCTTGTACAAGACATGTGTATTTACGGACAATGAATAAGTTTTACAAAATTGAAAAGTGTAGAGTTTGTGGTAACGAACATCTAGTCACAGTACTTGATCTTGGTGATCAGTATCTCTCTGGTATTTTTCCAAAAACCATTGACTTCGGAATGTACAGGGGTCCTTTAACTCTTGTTAAATGTGATGAGAAGAAAGGTGGATGTGGACATGTTCAACTAGAACACACCTTCGATCTTCCTACCATGTATGGTGATGAATATGGATACCGTTCTGGTTTGAATGGTTCTATGATCCGCCACTTGCGTGAGAAGGCAGAGAAGATCAAGGGGGATACCAATCTAGAGTCTGGCGATATCGTTGTTGATATTGCTGGTAATGATGGAACCTTCCTTGGATTCTTTCCTACAGATCTACAGCTCATGTCTATTGATCCTACTTCTAAGAAGTTCAAGGAGCATATTCCTGAGCATGTAAATTATATTGCAGACTTCTTCTCTTCTGATACTTATCGCAATCGCTTTGGTAAACAGAAAGCCAAGGTAGTTACATCGTTCTCTATGTTCTATGACCTAGAGGATCCTTGTGAGTTTGCCCGTCAGGTGCATGAAGTTATTGATGCTGAAGGTATCTGGGTGCTTGAGCAAAGCTATATGCCTGAGATGTTGAGACAGAATTCTTTTGATACTGTGTGTCATGAGCACTTGTCATACTATGGCATGCGTCAGATCAAGTACATTATGGATAAAGCCGGATTTAAGATTGTTGATTTTGAATTCAATACCGTTAATGGTGGAAGCATCTCCATTGTGGTTACTCCTTCTATTAATTCGCAGCGTAAAGAATGTACTACTAAACTCACTGGTATTATTGCTAGTGAAATTGAGGACAAGTTGGATACGACAGAACCTTGGGATGCTTTTGCAGAGCG